GGGCCAAATCCACACCGTTTTCCGGGGCCTCCACCGATGGAGCCCACCCGCTCAAAGCCGTACCTGGCGAGACTTACGAACTCATTGCAGTTCCCGAAGACGGACTGTTTGAAGAGGTCGCTAACAAGGTCGCTAAGGCCACCAAGACCACCGCAGATGTACCTACAGAAGCCCCACAGACGGCCCTAGAAGCCCCTGTAGAGCCTGCTAACTAACTAACCCACCTAACCCACTAAAGGAACCAACATGACTCAATTCATGACCGCCAATAGTTTCCTCGGTCTTGGTATCGAGAACACCCGAGGCACGGCTGCCGCCAGCCCTAAGTTCATCCCGATTACCGCACCGCAGGTCACGCCTATGCAGGTGTTCCTTCGTGATGAGGCTCTCCGTGGATCGCCTACGACTGTCTACGATCAGGTTGCCGGTGTTCGCCACGATGAGTATGACGTAAAGGGCTATGTCTACGCCGACACATTCCCCATCTTGCTGCGTTCCATCCTCGGTGGAACCGACACCCTCGCCGGTTCTGGCCCCTACACCCACGGCATCAAGTTGCTGAACAACCAGACCGGTTCACAGCCACCCTCAGTCACCATCCAAGACTTTGACGGTGCTACCGCCTTCCAGATGACCGGCGCTCAGATGTCAGAACTGACCTTGACCTTCGGTGCTGAGGCTGCTGCCGAGTGGAGCGCCAAGTTCATGGGCAACCCCTACACGCAAATCAGCGCCCCTAGCCCATCCTTCACCACGCCATCCACGACTCTCGGGTTCGTGCCTGGCTGGGACATCACCACTTCAATCGCCGGATCTAGCCTCGCCTACATCGCTGAGGGTGAAATCCGCATGAACCGCAACACGGCTCCTATCTTCACGATGGGAACTCAGGCTCCACGAGTCTCGTTCGCTGGGCCTCTTGAGGTTTCGGGTCGCTTGCTCGCAGTTGTCGAAAGCACCTCGGACATCTTCTCTAACGCCACCAACGGTTACGGTTTGTTCGACAGCCCACAGGCCACCGTCATCACCCTGACCGACCCCGTCAGCTCTAACACGGTTGCTTTCACGATGACTAAGGCGCAGTTCTCTGACCCCAAGCGCCAGCGTGGAAAGGCTTTCGTGGAAGTTGAAGTAAACTTCACAGCGAACGCCAATGCGACTGATGCCACTACCGGCTACAGCCCCATTGCCACCGTTACCACGAACAACATCTCTACGGCCTACACGGGTTCGTAATCAACTAAGGGGAGACCATGCCAGCATTAGAACTACCGAACAGCGCATCAGCCATCATCGCAACCAGAGCCGAAATCAGCGAGCGCACATCTCGCAGCATCTCTCGGTCTTACATGATTGCTGGCGCAACCATCGCACGCCTGCTCGAACTCGGGTATGACGAGTCAGATCCAAAGACGTGGTCTGCCTACTCAAAGCTTGATGAGGCAGAGCGTGAAGCCGTAGATGGCTACGAGGCTGCGCTAATCGTTGGCATGGTGAAGTCGTGGAGTCTCGGAGACTTGCCGACTGTGGACACGGTGTATGACCTGCCTAGCGAGACATTCCGTGCGCTGGCAACGGCCTGCGGTAATGCCTACAGTCAGACCGAGGAGTTCGGCCCCGATGGAGTCACCGACCCAAAAGCGCCTACCGCCGATTAAATGCTCTGCGCCTAGCCATTAGTGGCAAGGATGCCGATGTCGATGTCGAGCTAGCAGGGCTTTGGAAGGAATACCGGTTCCGCAAGTTGTTCGGCGGTTCGCATAACGATTACCTAGACCAACCCACCGAGACAATCGAGTGGCTCCTAGCAATAGACAACACAGTTCAGGAAGCGAGCAATGGCGAAGCAGTTTGATGTCAAGGTCAAAGGACTAGATGACTTCACCCGTGCCATCCACGCCCAGGCAGAGCGCATCGACAAGGCTGCCGAGAACATCGTAAAGAAGGGCGCTGCCATCGTTGGCTCGCAGGCCAAGCGAGAGTTCAAGCCACGCCCCATCGGATCGCAACGCACATCCAAGAATGGTCGGGTCTACTACTCCTCCCAGCCCCCGTTTCAAGCTCGCCCCACTTCCCCCACCTCACGCTCTGGCAACCTTCGTGACTCCATCCACATGACCGACTCCAAGCGCATCGGCCCTGGCAAATGGATGTCCACCACCGGCCCCACAATGATGTATGGCGCAATGGTTGAGCAAGGAACCTCACGCTCTCGAGCCTTCCCCTACATGGCCCCTGGTCTTCAGAAGGCCACGCCACAGCTCGAAGCCCTCTACACCGCCGAGTGGCGTAAGGCTCTGGCCTAAAGGAAATCATGGGAAACTTGCCACCAGTCAGAGTCGAACTTATTGCCGAAATCAAAGAGTTCATGGCTCGTATGAAAGAAGCCGAGCATGGTCTTGGCAAAGTAGGAGACAAGGCCAACTACACCAGAGAAAGCATGGGGAGGCTTGGTCAGAAGTTGGCTACCGGCGTTCTCGCTGGAGTCGGTGGAACGATGGTTCTCGCCACCAAGTTCGCTCTTGAGTATCAGGCCAGCCTTGAACAGATTGGCCTGCAGGCCAATGTATCTGAAGAAGAACTGAAGCGCCTGCACCACGCCGTTCTTGAGACCTCATCCGCTACCGCCACCAGCGCCGAAAACATTGCTAAGGCCTACCTGTTAGTTGAGAAGGCTGGCATCTCGGGCGCAGCAGCCGATGAGATGGTCACACAGGCTGCAAAGTTGGCGAAGGTCGCTCATGCGGATCTAAACCAAACAGTCTCTGCCGGTATTCTCATTCAGCAACTTGGCATCGCTAAGGGTATGGACAGCGTGCAAATGTACGATGCCCTCTACGGTGCAATCAAGAACTCCAAACTCTCACTCGATGACCTGACCGGCGTGTTCCAGGGCAAGGCTGCCCTAGCCATCTCAAACTACGGCATCAAGCTCGGTGAGGTCGCTGGCGTGGCTGGCGTATTCAAGAAGGCCAACATGGATGCCGGTGCTGGTATGGCTGGCCTGCAGTTGGCGCTGGGCAAACTGACCACCGTGAACGACAAGGCCAACGACAAACTCAAGAGCGTCGGACTGACTCAGAAGGAACTTGCTGCGGATCTAAAGAAGCCGAACGGTCTGGTCACGATGCTCGGTGACTTGGCAAGTCACATCGGCAAGTCCGGTCTGCCATTACAGCAGTTCCTGAACGGCCTAGTCGGTATTCGAGGAGCGCAAGGTGTGGGCTTCCTTATCAAGCAAATCGAAACCCTGAAGTCAATGTCCGGTGCTGATGGCGTATCTGTCGGCAACGCCTTTGACACCTGGCTCAAGAACCCCGAGGGTGCGCTAGAGAACTTCAAGACCGTGGCAAAGAACACCCTCATCGGACTCGGTGACTTGCTACTACCTAGTGTCGCAAGCGGACTGAACTTCCTCAACGGCGTGATGGCGAAACTTGGCAAAAGCCCCGAACTTGTCAGCGCCTTCAAGAATCTCGGCACGGTAATCGTGGCTGGAATGCTCGGTGCAAAAGTTGCCTCTATGGGAACCGCTTTGGCAGCAGCCTTCGGATCGGAACTCGTATTGCTCGCTGGGCCGTTCGCCCTTGCCTTTGCTGCAGTAGCAGCAACCGGTCTTGCGTTCTGGTGGCTCCACAAGAACGATGCCAATGTGAACACGCCAGAGCAGGACAAGTGGATGAAGGAACACGCTCTAAGACCACAGGCTGGGCCAACGGGAGATGATGCAGCTCGTGGCGCTAAGTACGGGCAATGGATGGGTAAGACCATGCTGCAGTACGGGCTATCTCAAAGGCAACTCAACCTTCTCGGTCAAGAGTATTTGAGGGAAGGCCACTCCTTTAAGGATTGGCAGATGGGTAAGGCCAACATTCCTCAACTGCAAAAAAATCTTAACAAAGTGCAAGTGAAGGTGAGCCACTAATGGCTAGAGGAGAAGGAACTTGGAACGGCCCCTCGGTTAGTGACATCGAAATCGACATCGACCTAGATGTCATCGCCAAAGCCCTTGCCTCCGACCCTGCCTTCATCCGGCTCATCTCTAACAAGGTACGCAAAGAGCTGACCAAAGACGTTCGCACAATGGGCAACCTGTTCGGCAAGTGGGCTGGTCGATGACTCAGATTGCCAGCCTGCCCCTGCTTCGAGTAGAGGTGGCGTTCAACCCTACGGATCTACTGTCGCTGACTCAGACTTGGACTGACATCTCCCTCTATGTTCGAGACTTCGGCACACACGGGGGCCGTCAGCACTACCTAGACCGCATCGAAGCCTCCACGCTCTCAATGACCCTGGACAACCGCACCGGCTTCTTTATGAACGGCTCGGTGAACGGCACGGGCGCAATCATCGGCACTCGACTTCCGATCCGTGTCACGGCTACCTGGCAGAACGCCCCCATCACGGCAGTCTCGGGTTCCGGCTCAACCGTTACCTACACCTGCGCCAACTCGTTCGTGGCAGGCGGTCAGGTCACGATTGAAGGCGTGACTGGTGGTTCCGGCGGTCAGCCCTATTCCGGCTTCTACACCATCGCCTCGGCTAACTCTACGCAGTTCACGGTAGCCAACACTCAATCCGGCGCTGCCACACTTTCGGGGGCGCAGGCTTTCACGAACAGTACGACCAACCTTTACACAATCTTCTGGGGGGTCATCGACACCATCGACACCAGCCTGCAAGATGCTCTGAACTCCGACCTCTACCTCTCGGCATCGGACTCGCTCAAGTACCTATCCCTGCGCTACCTCTACAACAAGACCCTCTACGCCACCTACGCCAACATCTCATCGGTGCGCTCTTGGTACAACACCGTCAATCAAAACACCTACATAGACAACATCGGACAGAGCGCTCCTATCACGGCAGTCTCGGGTTCGGGAACCGTAGTCACTTACACCTGCGCCAACACTTTCACGGCTGGCAATCAAGTGATTGTTCAAGGCGTGACCGGTGGCTCGGGTGGCAATCCGTACTCTGGCACTTACACAATCGCCTCGGCTAGCTCTACGCAGTTCACCGTCACTAACACTCAGACCGGCGCTGCCACTTTGTCATCCGCTAAGGCAACTCAGGTTGGCTACAACGGTTCGATTGTCGGCCCTTACGAGTCCACCGAGGGCGTGCTTCTGTACGACAAGACCACCTCGGTAGACCTGACCAACGGATCTACAAACAACACCGCCTATGTTCAAATACCCGTGGCTTCTTTTGGAGCAACAAATCTTGATTACGGCATTGAGTTCTGGGTTATCGGACAAGGCATCGGGGCTGGCACGTTGTTGCCACTATCCCTTTCGGGAACCGGTCTTGATGTATCACTTCAAGTAGATGGCGCTGGGCAAGTTTTTATAGATAGCCAAACGTCACCTTCGTTTGGTGGTCTGCAATCAAACGTAGTTATCAACGATGGCTACTGGCATCACATTGCTGTCATTGTAAGTAGCGGTACGAACTACCTAACTTTGATTATTGACGGAACCGCTTTTACTTACACGACTTCAACGTTCGGCACAACGGGTTTTCTTTCAACCACCATCGACAGCAGATACCACATTGCCGATAACGTTCCCTGCTACATCGACCAGATAGTCATCTCGGACAACACCGTCACGGCAACTCAAGTGAAGAACCGCTACGCAGCCGGTTCGCTACTTCGCAACGATGCCAACGCTGCCGACCGTATCGCTCAGGCGCTAGTCATCGGTGGGCGTGGCTCCATCTCCTCGGGTGCGGTTTCGGTTCCGAACTACCTCGTGAACGGATCTACCTACACCCCAGGCGCAACGAGCAACGGAACTATCTACTGTCAGGGAACGCTCGCACCGGTCACGACTAGCTCGGTGCTGGACTCCATCTTCGAGGCCGTAGACACCGAGATTGGCGTGTTCTATCAGGGCGATGATGGCGTGCTGAACTTCCACACTCGGGCCTACCTCTACCGGTCAGCCGGTAACGCTACGCCTAGTGGAGCCTATGTGTGGACAGATGACACGACCTCCACCTATCACTACGAAGCCCCCTCATTTCAACTGACCCGAGATGACGTGGACACCTGGACAACGGTCATCGTTAGCCCCACGAACGGCACGGCTCAAATCTACGAGAACACCGCTAACCAGACACGCTGGAGCCAATCGACCCTGACTAAGTCCAGCACCGCCACGACCCTTGAGGCTGCCTACCAGACTGCGGTCTACCTGGGCAATGTGTTCGCCACGCCTCTCGCCCGAGTCAATACGCTCAAGCTCAAAAGCGAAACGGACAACGGTTCTAACCTTGATGCCATGCTTGGGGTAAACTTGCAGGATAGAATTACGGTGAAGCGCACCCCCATCAACGCTTCAGCAGCCGGTATCACCAATACGGACATGAGCGTGGAATCCACCAACCACGAGTTTGCTGCGGAGCCTGGCTTCTGGCACACGACCTTTACGCTAGATCCGTATCCAATCCGCTTCAGCACGCAGTCCAGCCCCACCTACTTCCTCATCGCTGACGATGCCACCTACGGCAAGTCAGACCTCGATGTGGCGCTCTAAGGAGAGTTAATGAGTACCCCAGTTACAGGCGCAGTTTCATGGAACACCCCAGTCACCATTGCATCGGGCGATGTTGTGACCTCTACCGACCTGAACAACTTGAATAAGGATGTAGCGTTTCTTCGAGCTCGCCCCTGGGTCATTGCAACTCAAACCGGTACAGGAACGGCTATTACTAATCCGGCCTCGCAAATCCTTTTTGGTGGAACCGGTTCGGGAACGTGGACAGCAACCAGTTCCACCACTTCAGTCGGATCTATTAACAACTCATCTGGGGTGTGGACTGTTCCCATTGCAGGGATGTACCGCATCACCGCCACGCTTGGTGTTACTGCTACGGCCTTAACCCATTGGCGTTTACGCATACAAGGTCAAACCGCTGCCTCTGCTTCGGCTTGGCAATTCTCAGGCAACGTTGTTAATGGGGTTGCAGCAACAGGCAACATTGACATCAGCACCGTGTCGGTTCTCGTGCCAATCGGTACAGCCTCATCAAGCGTTCCACTCGGCAATGCCAGGTCTTTTTACCTCAACTTTGACCACCTCGCTGCTTCATCCTCGGGCAACATCGCAGCCCTCGGCACGCAAGCCTCAAACTTTTATCCAACTACGGTGCAGATTGAATACATCGGCACAAGCACAGGAGCGTACTAATGACAGACGTAAGAGCAGACATCGTGAAGTGGGCAATGTGGGCCGTTCAGAACAAGAAGCGCTTTCACTACCTTCAGGCTCGC